GCTGCGCAACCCGATCGCGGCGCTGAGGGAGGCACTTGCCAACGTGCCTGGCGCTACCACCTGGGACGGCATCTGGCGTGACACCGATACGGTGGCCGAGGTCTATCGCCACGAGGCCCAGCCGCGCAACATGCCGGACATCGGCGTCAAGGTGACTCACATACCGACCGGGCTGTCGGCCGAGAGCTACATCAAGCACACCGTCCAGGCCAACGAGACCGCCGCCATGAAGGGGTTGCGTGCCATCGTGGAGCGCCGCGCACGCGAAATAGCCCCATAGCTGCTGGCTTCGGCTACACTGGGATGACCGTCCCTTGTCGTCGGACGGTGTTGTCAACGGTCGCAGAGGGCTCGGACTTCGGTCCGGGCCTTCTGTGTTTCTAGGGCTCCTGGTATGATCTCTAGCCGTAAAGGGACTTGTCTTGAAGGCGCCAAAACACCACTGCCCTCGCTGTAACTCGCCACAGAGCTTCCGGCCGCTCACGGAGCGAGGCGACAAGGAGGGTACGATCACGGTGTTCATCCGCTGCACGACCTGCCGGTGGAGTCGGGAGCTTCGCCAGAGCACCAGGGAGCTTGAGAAGCTGCGCCAGGTCGAGACCAGACTGCTCCAGCAGGCGAAGATCCAGCAGGAACGGCTCGGCACGGTCAATGGCATGACAAGACGATTGCTAGCCAACACCAGGGCAGCCATGCAGAAGGAGCAGGAGGTGGTGGATCGGTGATCGATCTGACCGGCAGGCTGGACATCATCCAGCTAGAGATCTGCATGCATCTTGCCAACGGCAAGCAGATTGACGAGATCTGTACGGAGATGCATCGATCACGCAGTGATGTCAACCGGCGTATCGCAGCAGCCCGCAAGCGATGCAGGGCCACCACATTGCCTCACCTCGTCAGCATCGCCATCGCATCCGGCGCCCTAGTCTGGGAAGATGAACGCTCGCAACGCACACTCAACGGACATGCGAGGACATGAGCTACTTCATCTTCCCCCAGGGTTGGATCGCTCCAGCGATAGCAGCAGCTTCGTTGGCATTCGGCTCCTTGAGCGACACCACCCAGATCATCTACCGCAACCTGCCAGGGCAGCAGCTTGGTCAAGCGCGTCCGCCGCGCACGATCGCCATCGACAAGAAGCCTGCTGGTGACTGGCCCAAGGCCAAGGCGCAGTGTGTGATCGCTCACGAGTTCGGCCACCTACGCGGTCGGGGGCACAGCAAGAACCCTCGCTCGATCATGTACCCGGTGCTGTCGGCGCCGCCGTGTCACCGCTGGCTCAAGCGCCACGGGCTTGAGTAGCTGGCCCCGCCTGGCTCTGTACTTCCAGCTAGCCACCAGGCGGGACCGGTTACACCCTACCTACCGCACACCGGCCAGGGGGATGCCCCCTCGCGGGCGTACAGCATCGCAGCCCGCTTGTCCTGCTCCGCAGGGCTCGCGCTGGCCGGATTCCCAGATCCACCGACTGAACTCCAGGTGGACTGAGTAAACTGGTACGCGCCGTAGAAGCCGTTACCAGTGTTGGTGCCGTAGTTGCCACCGGACTCGCAGGCCCGGATAGCAGCCAAGGTGCCACCTGCGCCAGCCCTTAGGGTGCGGGTTTGCGCTGGCGGTGTGTACGGCCTGCTGGCATGGAGCATCCGGGAGCCAGGGAATCGCATGGCACGCAAAGTGCGAAGCGACTTGGCAAGGTGACGGCACTTCGACTTGTGTCCCTCGCTGAGACCCCACTTGCGGATGTTCCTGCCGGGTGCCCTTTCGCCGTGCAGCTTGGCGACGGCGTGGTAGTTGGCCGAATACTTCGCAACCAACTTGGTGTTGCTGCATGACGTGCGCTTTGCCTTCGCCTCGGCGGCGCTCGTCGGGACTAGCAGTATCGCTGCCATTGACAGGCATGCGATGGCGACCTTACGCATAACAACTTCCCTGCCATCTCTCCCCCTCCTTCTGCTTCCTCAGCGCGGGGGCCATGACCGGGCGATGAACCTCCTCGGCTCGTTGACCGCCGACATGTTACTGGGTCGTGATCGAGCCGCTGTGATCCCAACCCCAGAAAGACCTCAAGCCCCGCTGTCGGACGGGGCCTGAGGCACGGCGGGGAGCCGAATCTAGGGGAGGGCGCGAGCTACGGAGTGCCGGTCAGGTTGATCGGCACCGGCCGATCGAGCAGCGCACGGATCTCGGCCACGGTCAGGCCGGTCTGCGCCGACGCCTCATCCACGGTGACCAGTTCCGCCCGGATGGCCTGCACGATTCCGCTCTCCAGAGCCGAACGGTGGCTCGCGGTGCGGACCTCGGAGCGGATCAGCGTCTCGCTGAGGCTGGACAGGACATTCAGGACACTCATGATGGTTGTCACTTTACATGATCCCACCCGGTTTTGTCCAGAATCCGGTGCCACAAAGGTCTCCAGGTTGGCATCTTTATTCACTGTGTACCCCCTGGAGGGGCCTTGCAATCGCGTAGGGTCGCCGAGTGGCTGGTCACCTGGCGATACCTGAGGCATCCATCGTTCTCGACGGCGGGCGGATGCGTTGTCCGCACTGCGAAGAGGACGGCACCATGGCTGCTTTCAAGCCTCTTGACCTCAACGTGAAGTACAAGCATGACCTCAACCCGGTTTACAAGCACTTGGCTTGTGGTCATGTCTTCTCGCCTGGCGACCCCTGGATCATCGCGGCGTATCTGGCTGGAGAACTCGTGCCAGCCGAGATGCTTACTGCGCTGAGGGAGACTGTCAACGAGCTTCGCGCTGTTGTGGCTCAGATGCAACACCCGAACACAGAAGGGAGGGCCGTAACGCAATGACGCTTGACACGAGCGAGCGTCACCCGATCTGCCTGATCCTCAACTTCGCTCATGGCGAGTCCGAGGATGGCACCCTAGATGACAAGCCAGTCCTGTGGAAGGACTTGATGGCCGAGGGCATGGTCGCCCGGACGCCGGGTCTGAAGCAGAAGATCCCGTTCAAGGTCATCCCCACCGGCCGCTCGTCGTCACGTGATGGCAACATCACTGTCAGCATGTCCGACCTCCAGGAAGCGTTCGAGGCGAAAGCCTTCCAGGACGTGACCATTCCGGACGGACACCCGAAGCCCGACAGGGTCCTGCCTGATGGCAGGGTCATCAAGGGTGATTCGGCGCTGAACAACACGGGTTACGTTCGGGGCCTGCGCACTGTCAAGAAGAAGATCAAGGGCGGGAAGAACGATGGCAAGGAGATTTCCGTTCTCCAGGCCGCTCTCGGATTCACCGAACCTGATGTCGCTGCCAAGGTCAAGCGGGGTTCCGTCCCGAACATCTCGGCTGGCGTCTTCTTCGACTTCGTGCGCAAGCATGACGATCGCTACTTCAGGGCCGCGCTCAACCACGCCGCCCTGACCAAGCAGCCATGGATGCAGGATCTCGAACCGTTCGAGCGGGCGTACTTCAGCGCCGACGAGAACGAGTACGAGTACATGCCGCTGATGCTGGACGACAAGCCGGATGACGGCAACGACGCCAAGGTCATCTGGAAGGAGCAGTTCGGAGCCAACACGGTCCGCAACCAGATCTCCGCATTCCTCAACCCGCCTACCAATCCCGAAGGCGACGCTCCCGGACTGCCCGAGCGGCCCCGTGCGTTCTACTACGTCGAGGACGTGACGCACAACGAGCCGAACCTCGCGCAGGTCGAGGAGAACTACCGGAACAAGTCAACCCGGTGGGTAGTCCCCTACAAGCAAGACGACGACGGCTCCGTCACCGTGTCCCCTCAGACGCACTGGCAAGAGGGCACGATGGCGATGATCGCCGCCAGCGACGAAGATGACAACGTCGCTGCCTTCGAGCACAACACGGTGGAGCACCTTCGGGATCGCCTCGTCGTCGCGCTCGATGACATGTTCGGTGACAAGCACTCGCTGGTCATCGGCACCGTGTCAACTGATGGACGCGCCCTGGTGCGCAACTCCAGCACGGGGGCCGAGCACATCGCCCGCTTCCGTGAGGTGGGCAGTCATGCCTACTTCGCTGACACCGCCACCTGGACGACGGTGAAGCTGCCGCTGTCCAAGCCCGCCACGCCTCCTGGGAACTCGTTCGACGTGACCGCTGACAATGTGGTTGCTCTCGACGCGAGCACTCCCGAGGGCCGTGTCGAAGCCGCACGCAAACGGCGGGCAGCGTTGCTCGCCACGAATCACAAGTAAGGAGGTGACAACCAAGTGGGAATCCTCGAAACGATCGATGCCCTGAACCTCAGCGATGAGGAGAAGGCACGCATGCGCCGGGAGTACGCCGAAGAGGTCGATCCGCTCAAGACGGAGAACTCGACCCTCAAGGGCAACGACCGCCGTGAGCGCGTCAAGGTGGAGATCGCCAACCTGAGTGATGCCGGATTGAAGGACGCGCCAGCCGCGCTCGCCTTCCTGCGGCGTCTCTACCTCTCGCCGGATGCCGAGGAGCCCGGTGTCGTGCTGTTCGCCGACCACGAACTCGGCCTGTCCGGGGACGAGGCCACGGGCGCGCACGCACGCGAGGAGATGTCAACCAAGGCGGCATTCGAGAAGTTCTTCTCGCTGCTGCCCAAGGACAAGGACGGCAAGCTCAAGGTCGCCCTGTCCGACCAGGGCACCGTCACCGAGGACCACGGCCAGCCGCTCACCGGCGACGCCGCCCTCGACGCCGATGCCAACACGGCTGCTCACAAGTCCTCTCTCGGCAAGGCCATCGGCCGCGAGATCGGGCGTCCGTCGCGCGAGAAGCGCTACGGCGGGCGGCAGTCATCGGGAGGCGGTGAGTAGCAATGGCGTGGAACATTCGCACTGCTCGCACCGTCACGCCGGACCTGGAGATCCTGGTCCAGCAAGCCAACGTGGATGTCGCCGCCAGCATCGTGCTCGATGCCGGTGCCGTCACCCCCGATCCGGTCACCGGGGTGCGCAAGCTGCTCGCCGGTCAGCCGCTCAAGAAGGTTGGCAACCAGTACGTGCCGTGGCTCACGGCCGACGCTGGCAACCTGTGTCTGGGCATCCTCGTGCGCAGCGAGGTCTTCCCCGACGCCACCGCGCAGTCCGACATCGCTTCGGCGATGTGGCACCACGGCCAGTGGTTCCGCAAGGACCGCATCGTCACCGACGCGCCCGGTCTGGTCAAGGTCATGGCCGCGCTCCCGACCTGCAAGTTCTCGTAAGCCTCAGAGAGGAGGTGAAGTAACAACATGGCAGTCATCGACGACATCATGGATCAGGCGACGCTCACAGACGCGATCGTCGGTCCCGTCGAGACCGAGATGGAACTCCTGCCCTTCCTGGGGGAGACCATCGCTCCGATGGTGGAGACGGACTCGCAGTACGTGTCGATGTCCGTGGAGGACTACTACGCCACCGGCATCGGCCAGTTCCGTGCCCCGGAGGCGTCAATCCCGTTGATGGACATCACGGGTCGCGAGGAGCGCGAGGAAGTCATCGAGTTGGCATACCTCGATGAGGCCCATCGCATCTCTCCGCGTCGCTGGGAGATCCTGACGCAGGGCGGCGAGAAGCTGGCAGGCCGCGAGGCCCGCCGACTGATCGAGATCGGGCAGATCCTCGAACGCCGCAACGAGCGACTGACCGAATGGATGCGCTGGCAGGCGTTCTCAGGTCAGTTGACAATCGAGTACCAGCTTCGTGACACGGCGCTGGTCATCGACTACCCGTTCGCGGCGGGTCACAAGCCCACCGCAGCAATCCCGTGGTCCAACCTGGCCACGTCGGACCCGATCAACGATCTCAAGGTCTGGCTCAAGCAGGTTTCCACCGACGCCGGTTCCCCCGGTCGAATCGTCCATCTCTCGGACGAGGACATCGAGAACCTGCTCAACAACCAGAAGCTCCCGGCGTACTTCAACGTCGAGCCGGGGCAGCCCTTCATGCCGACGCTGGACGACGTGCTGAAGCTCCTGCCGCCCGGTACCAAGTTCGTTCCCACCAACCACGCCTACCGCGCCGAGACCGTCGGCGCCAGCAAGCGCCGCCAGGACCACACCCGGTTCCTGCCGGTCGGCAAGGTGCTCATCACCACCGACTACGCCGTGCAGGGCTACGGCGCCATCGCCGAGACCCTGAACGGTCCCGTCGAGAT